TTACAGCTGGCCGCGTTTGGCAATCAGCCCGGCATCATCACCGTTAATCCTCCCGGCGTTTCGGGAACAACCGGGCCGGTGATGGTCCAAGCGAGAAGGAAGAAGAGTATGACCGTTACAGAACAGATTACTCAGTTTGAGAATAAACGCGCTGCGAATGTTGCGCGGATGACAGCGCTGATTGAAAAAGCGGGCGCGGATAATGCGACACTGGATGCCACGCAGGCGGAAGAGCATGACACGTTAGAGCGCGAGGTCGGAGAGATTGACGCACACATCGTTCGCTTGAAGAAGCACGAAGCGCTGTTGGTAGCGAAGGCAACGGCAATCACCGTCACGAATACATCGACGCCGGAAATGGCTTCAAAAACACGCGGCGGTGTTGTGAGCGTTGTGCAGGTGAACGATCTGACTCCCCCGGGCGTTGGCTTTACGCGGGCCGTGATAGCCCTCGCGTGCTGCAAAGGAAATCGTTATGAAGCGGCAGCGCAAGCCGCATTGCGATGGCCCGACATGGGTGAAGCGATCGGTGGAATCATCAAAGCCGAGCAATTGCCTGGAACCGTAACAGGAACGACATGGGCCGCACCGTTGATGCAATCCTCAGCGCGATTGGTGGGTGAGTTTATCGAATTGGCGCGCGCGGCATCGCTGGTTGGAAGGATTCCTGGATTGCGGCGCGTACCATTTAACGTCACAGTGCCTGCACAGAGTGGCGGCGGCACGTACGGGTGGGTCGGCGAGAATCAAGCGAAGCCGGTTAGCGGTTTGACACTGGGAACGGCTGTCGTTCGCTTGAATAAGATCGCCGGTATCATTCCCTACACCAAAGAAGCGCTACGACTCTCGGATCCGTCCATTGAAACGACAGTGCGGAACGACATGGTTCGTGGCACTTCGGTTTATATGGATACGCAGTTCGTGGACCCGGCTGTGCATTTGTCGATTGGCGTCAATCCGGCCAGCATTACGGACCAAATCATTCAGGTAGCGGCCAGCGGTTTGACCGCGACCCATGTTCGCAATGATCTGCGCAACATTATGGGCAAGTTCGTCACGAACAATGAAGACTTGTCGACAGCGGTGTTTCTCATGTCTGGAAGTGTCGCCTTGAATATCAGCAGCATGATTAACGCCCTCGGGCAAAAGGAATTCCCCGACATGACGGCCACCGGTGGAACGATTTACGGGATTCCCGTCATTGTCTCGAACAGTGTCGGCGCGCGCATCATTCTCGTGCAGCCCAGCGAGATTCTGTTTGCTGAGGATCCAGGTGGGGCATCGATCGACGTCAGCGAAGAGGCATCTGTGGTTATGGACACGGCGCCGCAGTCTTCGCCAGTCGCCACTTCACTAGTCAGCTTTTGGCAGAGAAATTTAATTGGACTTCGCGTGGATTTGTTTGTCTCTTGGACACGTGCGGTCACAAGTGCTGTGGAATATATCTCCAGCGCCGTGTACAGTGGATAGAACAACTTACAGCAGATTACTACACTTTAGGTTTAACTTTCCAGCGCCTTGGGCGGCGATTATTTTTCTGTTCCCATTTCGTCGCCCAGCGCACATTTCCTGGCTCGTAATTTCCATCGTTATCGATTCGATCAAGTGAATAGCTGTGATTCGGAATAGGCCCCACGTAGGCATAGAAAGCCTCGAAGGATTCGTCCCATTCTTTGCACATTATGATGCCGCGGGCACCATAGTTTTCGAAGTCCCTATCCTTCGGATTGAAGCAGCGTGATTTTGCATGAATCCAAGCATAATATTCCGCAGTCTGGCACATGCGATGAGTCGCCCGTTCTTTGCCGTTGTCGCTGCGTTTGCACCCGCAACTCACCTGTGCGCCACGTTTCAAGTTTTGTGAAATGACAAACACAATTTCGCCGCAATCGCATTGGCACTTCCAGCGCGGCTTGGTGGATTGGATATCGAAGTATTCGAGAACAAGCAACCGGCCAAAACGCTGACCAGTCAAATCTTGGAATCTGTGGTTATGTTTGATAGCGTTGGGATCAGTCATGAGCGGAACACCCCCGTTTGTGATTAGAGCCGCTGCGGCGTTTGAAGCACCGTTGCGGCTCGAACATTTTAGCAATAGTTTTCTGTCTCGCCTAGTTGCTTCATCCATTGCTGGGGCCGTTTCTCCACGGCCCCTCTTTTTTGAGGTGTTATGAAAAGAGTACGAGTGTTAAAAGCGCATGCTTATGATGGGCGCGAACGTATTCCCGGGGAGGAGTACGACATGGAAGAGAAGTTCTTGGTACCGATGGCAGCCTTAGGGAATGTCGCAGTGCTTGAGAACTATGTGCCCAGTTCGCCTAAGCCTTACATTTCGCGGAAGGATTTAGAAGCAGAGAAACCTGCCGAAGCGCCAGCTAAGCGCGCATACAAGCGGCGGGATTTGAAGGCGGAATAAGTTGCGCCTTTTCGGTTACGACATCACGGTTCAGAAAGCCGCCCCAATGAATTTCACCAGCGTTACTGGCACGTCCTGGTGGAACTTCATGGGCCCGATTCGGGAAAGCTTTACTGGGGCGTGGCAGAAGAATGTCACCATCGATCGCCAGCCGGATATTCTCGCGAATCCTTCAGTATATTCGTGCGTGACCGGTATTGCCGCAGATATTGCCAAGAATCGGATTCTGTTATCCCAGAACCAGGATGGGATTTGGGTTGAGATTACGACCGGCTCGCCATGGCTTCCTGTATTGCGCAAGCCGAATCACTATCAAAACCGCATTCAGTTTATTCAGCAATGGATTGTCTCGAAGCTTTTGGCCGGGAATACCTACGTACTAAAAGAACGCGATCAGCGTGGGATTGTGACGCGGCTGTATGTGCTGGATCCGCTACGGGTACGCCCACTGGTTGCGGATGATGGCTCTGTCTTTTATCGGCTGGAGAAGGACCCGCTATCCCAAGTGACGGATATTAATCCGCAGTTCGATACCGATTCGCCTGTTGTGCCGGCAAGCGAAATTATCCACGACATGATGGTGAGCTTATGGCATCCACTTATCGGTGTCTCTCCGCTTTATGCCGCGGCATTATCCGCCACTCTTGGCAATAAGATTTCATCCAGCAGCACAGGTTTATATAGCAATGCGGCGCGACCTGGCGGGGTGCTTCTAGTTCCTGGAAACATCACCAAAGACCAAGCCAAGCGGTTAAAAGAAGAATTTGAATCTGGATTCAGCGGTGCGAATGTCGGCCGAATCGCAATCCTCAGCGATGGGATGAAATTCGAACCGATGATCTTGACAGCTGAGGCGAATAAAACTGTCGAGCAGTATCGACTGACGATTGAGGATATTGCCCGCGCATTCCATTATCCGATATGGAAACTCACAGGCCAATTCCCGGCATACAGTTCGGGTCCGCAAGCGCTAACGCAAATGTACTACGCCGAATGTCTGCATCCGCTGATTGAAGCTTTGGAATTGTCACTGGATGAAGGTCTAGAATTTCCGCTGGAGAAGAATTACGGCACAGAGATGGATCTCGATAACCTAATGAGGATGGATACCGCCAATTTGTTCGATGTCAATGGCAAGGCCATTGCTAGCGCATTGCTATCGCCTGATGAAGCCCGCAGGCGGGTGAACTATAAGCCGGTGCCGGGTGGCAGTTCGCCCATGATGCAGCAACAGAATTGGAGCTTGCTGCAGCTTGAGGAGCGTTCGGCCATTCCCGATTCGACGGCTGTGGCTGCACCTGAGCCAGCACCGGCGCCAGCGAAACGATTCAATCTCGACTTATTCGAAGCGAAACTGCTTAAAGGATTCGCCGCATGAATGTCGCAATAGTGAAGGCTGAACCGGAATCTCCAGAAACCGCATTGGCTGAAGTCATAACCCGTGCGATGCGGGATTATGTCACGCGAGAATTAGACTCATTGCGCGCGCGTATGAAAGTGCTAGAAGATTTGCTGATCGATTTACCGCCTGGGCCGAAAGGCGAGAAAGGGGATAGCGGTGAAAAAGGACTTACAGGAAATAATGGCGATATGGGTCCAGCAGGTGAACAGGGCATGGCAGGCGAAAGGGGTGAGAAGGGTGATCCTGGCCCAATCGGAGAGCGGGGTAGCAGTGGCCCTCGTGGAGAGCAAGGCGAAAAGGGTGAAAAGGGCGACCCAGGCGAAATAGGCATTCCCGGCCCTTCGGGGGCGAAGGGCGATCCCGGAGAGAGAGGGGAGCCTGGAACTAAAGGCGAACCTGGAGAGCCGGGACTTTCCATTAAGGGCGATATGGGGCCACAGGGCATTCCCGGGATTCAGGGAGAACGAGGGTTACCGGGTGAAATCGGGCCTGCTGGTATCCCCGGCCGCGACGCCTTGCAGATCGACTTGCTTCCTGCTATTGATAGCGAAAAAAGCTATCCGCGCGGGACATTTTCTCAGCATGAGGGAGGCGTGATCTATTCTTTCCGACCCACGACACCGATTAACGGCGATTTGGAAAAGTCTGGCTGGGCTGTGGCCTTGGACGGTATTGCCGCGATTGAAGAATTACCGTCAGAAGATCTGCGGGAACTTGCCATCCAGCTACGGCGGACGAGTGGAAAGACGACAGTCTTAAAACGTTATTATCCGATCCCGATTTATGAGAAGGTTTGGGAAGAAGGTCGCGACTATAGGCGCGGAAGTATGGTGAGTCGTGGCGGTTCGATTTGGCACTGCAATGTGGACAGCACGAAGCTTGCACCAGATGCCCAAAATTCAGATTGGACACTATGCGTGAAGCATGGCCGCGATGGGCGGGATGGGAAGAACGGTATTGCGGGCGAGCGTGGACCAGAGGGTAAAGCCGGGCGTGATGCCGTGCAGAGATTTAGCTAGATGAATAGACGAGAAGTTATCAAGGCGCTAAGTGGCGGAATAGCAGGCCTTCCAGCTGTAGATCAGATTCAACGATTGGAACTTGGGCCCGACGATGCGTTGATATTGAGATATGAGGATCGCGTATCGATTGAAAACGCCAAATATTTACGCGACATCCTGAAGCGAACATTCCCAGGTCGTAAAATTCTGATTCTGACTGATGGTGGAAGGCTTGAAGTCTTGCGGATGGAAAAATGATATTGCTTGTATCGCTCGATGATGCCAAAACGCATCTACGCATCATGAACAATGACAGCGATTCGGATATCGAGCAAAAGCTTGCCTCAGCATCTGCTATTGTCATGCATCATGCCAAGCTGGACAGCGTTCCAGCGGAATGGCTCATCAATAGTCCGCCTGAGATTTCGGCGCCGGGATATATTCAAGCCGCGACATTGTTGGCACTCTCGGAACTCTATGAAAATAGAGAATCATCGACGTCTAATCCATTGTCCGATTCCGTAAAATCACTCATTCCTCGCGATCCTACGCTAGCCTAATGTGGAATCAATCGATTACGTCGAAAAAAGCCGAAGAAACCCGAAACGTCCTGATTGCCTTCACGGATGAGCTCTGGACGGGTGAAATTTTAACGGGAACTGCCACAGCTGTCGAACTCTGGGGCACAGCTTTGACGATTGATGATGTGGCGGTGACAACAGCGGACTGCTGGCTTGATGATCGTAAAATCGTTGCTGGCCAAGGCGTGCAATTCTCGGTCTCGGGGGGAGTTGCGCGCCAGTCTTACACGATTCGAGTAGGCGGCGGTACAACTGGAAGCCCAATCCAAGGTCTGTCGAAGGATATCCGATTATTGATAACGTGACTAAGCCGTTGCTCTCGATTATCACCGGCACGAGAAATCGGCCCAATGATTTTAGGCGCTTAGTCGATTCGATTGGCCGTTATACGACAGTACCCTGGGAATTGGTCGTCAGCGATGCCAGTGACACGCCTATCGAGAATGAAACAGTAGCCACGGCCGATACTTGGCCGCACATTCGAATCCTCCCGGAAAGGCCACGCCTAGGCTGCACGTTGGGCTATAACCGTGCCTTCCGCGAAGCCCAAGGCGATTGGGTGCTTTGGCTGAACGATGACTGTGTAGTTGAACCTGTTTATGCGGACGAGGCGATTGGCTTCATGGTGGCGCATCCGCAAATCGGACTTGGCGCGATTCCCTATGCAGAACCAGGACAGCCGAAATACCGCGCTAATTCTTATTTCGGAATGATCTATGCGAATTTCGGAATCCTATCGCGCGAATTTGGCAATCAGGTAGGTTGGTTCGATGAAGACTTCCCAATGTACGGCGCAGACAATGCGCTAGCTTTCAAAGTGCTATTAGCTGGCAAAGGTATTGCTTCCGTTCCAGGCGCGAGAATCTATCACTTCGCGACTCATGATCAGCACAGAATCGAAAACGGAGACGAGGCGCAACGTCAGCGCGATTGCGAATTGATTTTGATTAAATACCGCCATCGCCTTAAAGAAATGCGCCAGACCTACGAAAAGACCCGCCTTCCTTCCGATTCTCAGCATGATCAAACACCTCCATGGATGACGGAGCAAGCCTCGCGGTGAGGTTGCATCTGGGGAGTGGGTCGGTATATCTCGGCCCGGGCTGGACGAATATCGACATTCCTGGCCCGCATACTTTCCTTGCTAAAGATCGTCCCGACTTGGTGCTTCGTTATGTCACGAAAGATGAAGATTATTACGGGCGCCATCGAGACAAGACGATTGAAACGATGCGGCAGCCAAGAGAGCAAGAATATGTCTGCGATGCCTACGGCTCGTTCGACAATATTCCCGCTGAATATTGGTCTGTGGATGAAATCCTCGCGCGCCATGTCTTCGAGCATCTGAGTATTACAGAGGCGCACAAAGCATTGGATCAGGTAGACGGCGTCATGAAGTCAGGCGGCATCTTACGGCTTGATGTTCCAGAGAATGAGGAGACATTAGAGCTTTATCGGCAGACGGGCGATCAATTCTATAAACGCGCTTTGTTTGGTCCGCGGCGAGATGCTAGAGGTTATCACTTGATTGCCTATAGTCGTGAGTTGTTGCGGTCGATTGTTGAAGAACATGGCTTTGTCTACGAAGCCGAAGAGCCGAACATCCACGTTTATCCAGCATTTTGCCTAAGATTCCGCAAGCCTGGCGTGCGGGCACCGCGTGATTACATCCAACTTCCAGACATTCCAAAGAATTGGTTTGTCGCCGATATTGGTCCGGGCCAGTATCCACATCCGCGCGCAGATATTTACATTGATGTCAACGACCGAAATCTAGAGCCTCTGCGTAAGGCTGGAAAGATGACGCGGAATTTCAGCATCAGCGATGGACTGAGGCAAATCGAGGATAAACAATTCGATTACATCTGGTGCTCGCATGTGTTCGAGCATATCGAGGATCCGATTGCTGCGGCTGCTACTTTTTCGCGCATCGGGAAGCGCGGAACAATCGTCACCCCCGGCCCATTGAAGGAAGAATTGTTTAATCACGAGGAAAAGGACCATTTGTGGTTCGTTCAGAAATCGGGCGAGGTTTTAACATTCATCCGTAAAGATCCCAGCCAGCTCGAACGTGTTCGAGATGAAGAAGCGCAGAAAATTCTCTGTCGATTCATGAGAACTGGTCCGAATCAATCGAAGGATCAACGATACATCCGGCAATGGTTTTATAAGCATGAGGCGGATCTAGATGTCACCTTGCATTGGGAAGGACAGTTGAAAGTGCGAGTGATTCAATGAGTACAGAAGCAGATAGCGACATCGGCTTGACGTTTGACGGATCTAAAGGGATTGCTTATTACCCCGTACAGAACCCTGTCTACGATGAAGCCTACTTTCAGAAGTATGTTAGATATGGGCAGACGACTTTGGGAATTGCATTGAATTCACTGCGGGCCGGTCTAGTATCTCGATACATTCCGCAGAATGAGGAATTAATCGACGTTGGCGCCGGGGACGGTTCATTTATCCGGGCACGCCGCGGTAATACCTACGGATTCGATATCAATCCATCGGCTCAATATGCATTAGGTCAGGCTGGCGTCTGGCGCGATATCCAGGAAGGTACATTACTCAATGCGTCATTCTGGGATGTGCTTGAACACATTGACGGTCCAGCCGAAATCTTGCAGCGTGTTCTGCGCTATTGTTTCGTCTCAATTCCTATCTTTGAAGACGATCATCACATGCTGTCTTCAAAACACTATCGCCCAACCGAACACTATTGGTATTTCACGAAGGCCGGCTTGATTCGTTATTTCGACGAGTTAGGTTTCGCTTGTATCGAGATGAATAACATGGAGACGTCTTTAGGCCGCGAGGATATCGGAACCTTTGTCTTTCGCCGCAAATGATGTTTCTGTCCTCGTCCCGAGTTATGACGAGTATTCCGATATTTGGCCGATCGCCGCGGATCTCTTTCGACGTTTCTGGCCGGATCGCATTTGGCCAATATTCTGGATGACGAATGGAGAGCCAGTTCCGAGTATCGCCAAGCCTGTTATTGTCCCGAAGATTGAGCGTCATCAGTGGGGTAATGGGATTGCGAATGCGCTACAGCGGATTCCTGGAGACTTCATTCTCTTCTGGGTTGAAGAACAGTTGCTTCTATCGAAGATTCCAAACCATGCCCTTCTCGAAGGCGCGCAACATCTTCGCAATGATCCCGATATTGGAGTCGTAGGCCTGACGCGCTATTACGGGCATTCTGGTTACGAAAACGAACTGGCATTTGGATATTTCGCGCGCTATCCGCATAACGATATTGCTTTCACAAATGCATTGCCTGCACTCTTCCGTCGGCGGGTGTTAATGCATTTGCTAAGAACACTCCCCAAGTCGAACGAGTTCGAGCAGCAATCCCATGAGGTCATATTTCGGGACATGCCGAATGTGCGAGCACTTGTCGCGGCAAAGCCGATGTTTCGATTTTGCGATAATGCGCTACTCGGAGGGCCGTGGCGAAAATGTGCAGTAAAGCACATGCAGGATATGGGGATTCCCGTCAATTTCTCGCGGCGTGGGATTCATCCCGAGAAGTGCCGATTCATGGACGGGACGCCAGAATGACATGCTAGAATCAGCGAGCCAAGGCAGCGCGGTAAACGCTGCCCCAACTCTAACCTTAAGCCTGAATGGAGGCTCAATGGCTGCGCATAACCGTAACAAACACTCATACAACTTCAAAGACCTGACTGGGCAACGTTTCGGGAAATTGTCAGTACTCTCACTTAATCCAGTGCGACATATTCGCAGCGCTCGCTGGAATTGCATTTGCGATTGCGGAAATGAAACCGTAGTCACTGGACAGGAACTAACTAAAAAGAATGGCGGGACTGTCAGTTGCGGCTGTTACAGGATCGAGCGTGTGATCGAGGTGTGTACCGTACATGGAAGAACGGGCACCAAGGAATACATGAAATGGATTGATGCTAAGACTAG